TTGCATCTAGACCCGAATATAATCAAACTGTATTGTGTGAATGTCACTTGACTCGCAAAACCGAGTTTAACATTGAGGAAACACACATATGACCGCACCCAATTTTAATAGAAATAATATAATACTCCCACAACGACAGAACAGAGGGTATGATACCAAATCTGGCGAGGGAGATAGTACGCCGGTTTCAATAGGGTTGGAGACAATTGACACGGCAATCATAAAATACCTACAGACAAAAGTAAAACCGATTGTAACACAAAACAAAAAACAAATTCAAGTACCGGTGATGTACGGTAATCCAGAGCGTTGGAAAAGTGCGCAAATTGATGGTGCATTGCGTGACGCAAATGGAATGATTCAATTACCAATTATGATGATTCGTAGAACGGGAATGAAGGAGAATGCCATAAACAATCCAACCAACAAATATCAAACATATTTGTTTAAAACGGGCTGGAATTCTCGTAACGTCTACGACCGTTTTGCCGTAATAAATGGCGTACGACCAAGTGAACGATATCAGGTCACATCAATCCCAGATTATTACGACATAACATATGAAGGTTTAATCTGGACAGAATTTATGGAGCAAATGAATAAGGTAGTTGAAAACATTTCGTTTGAAAGTAACGAATACTGGGGCGATGATAATAATTTTAAATTCAAAGCAAAAATTAATCAATTCGAACAAATAACTGATTTACCTGCAAATGCAGCAAGATTGGTTCGTAGTAAGTTTACTATAGACGTTAAGGCGTATGTACTACCCCAGAGTGCGTTGGATAAAAACGGAAATCGTCAACTTACAAGTCGATTGGCATATTCACCCAAAAAAGTGGTGTTTGATGCGGAATCTTTGGTAAGCTCAAATAATAAGTGATGTTTTGAATATTTTTTATATATTTATGATATGTATACTACTTTAAAAAGAGGTTTATATGAAAAAAATTGGTGAAGAAGATTTTGCAGAAATTCAAAATCTTAAAGAATCGTTATTCAATGTTTTAACAGCTATTGGTGAGTTACATTTAAACAAAAAAATGTTAGAACGCCAGATTGACGAAACGCATCAACAATTGGAATTACAAGAAAAGGCATTTGAAGAATTTCAAGAAAAAGAAAGGGTTTTATTTGAAAAACTGCAGCAAACTTATGGAACCGGTACGATAAACATAGAAACTGGTGAAATAACAGAATAATATAACCCATTAGGAGGATTCGTATGGCAAATGAAAGAATTGTTTCCCCTGGAGTTTTCACACGGGAAAGAGACTTAAGTTTCTTAACTCAGGGTATTAGTGAAATTGGGGGCGCATTTATTGGACCGACACCCAAAGGTCCAGCGTTTATCCCAACAATTGTAAGAAGTCAGCAGGAATATGTTACCCTTTTTGGTGAAGCCGACGCGAATCACTATACTGGGCTTACAGTAAAAAATTATTTACGTGAATCAGGCGTGGCAACTATCGTTCGTGTGTTAGGAACAGAAGGATACAATAACGATACAACGGTCCCCGGCTTGATTTATGTATCGGGTTCATCAGGCAAGAAATTGTTTGCAGTGGTTCATCCAAGTAGTGTTGGTAATACAATTGAATCAATTGCAGTGGCAGGAAATGGTGGTAGTTTTTCTGTCAACATCGTAGCAGATGGCGGAACGGCAGTAAGTCAAAGTGGACTAACAACCCTAGAAACTTCTACAGCATATTTTGGTGATTTATTGGGTACGAGTCCAGTAACCACGAAGAATTCATTTGTATACGCAATCTTCCCAGAATCCGTTACAGCAGCAACTGCAGGTGGACAAACGGTGTCGGTAACACCGGTTGCATCACAATCACTAGGTGCTGGGGATGTTCCGGTAGGAGTTGCTACAGGAAGTCTCACCAAGTATGTAGTTCCTGTTGCATCATTAACAAATATTGACACAACAAAATTAAGTCAAGCAACTGTCAGTGGCTCTGGAATTAATTTTGGAACACTTTTACTTCCTGAATACACGGCCATTTCATCAACGAACGTGGTATTCATCGTAAGTTCAAGTAACAGTGGAACGTTAAATACAGTAACGTATCAATTGACGAGTGCAGGACAAACTGCAGCAGTAACGATGCATGCAGAAACGTCTAGTGCTGCATTGAACTTCACAGACGTTGGATTTTCAAATGCACATACTCCGACAATTCAGTCACAGACTATTGCAGGTGCAAAAATTAATTTGTTCACACTCCACACATTAAGTGATGGTAATTTTGCAAATAAGGAAATTAAGGTATCATTCTTGAATATGAAGAAGAGTGATGACGTAGATAATCCATGGGGAACTTTCTCCATGTTAATTCGTCGTTATGATGATACTGATGCACGTATTGAAGTGTTAGAACAATATGATAACCTCACGTTAGATCCAGATAGTCCACAATTTATTGCACGTGTAATTGGTGATAGTGCTCCATATGATGACCCAAATACCGCAGAACGTTACTATCAAGGTGATTTCCCAAATCGTTCACAATACGTGTATGTACAGATGTCTGGAGATGTGATTCCTGCAACTGCACTACCGTTTGGGTTTGGACCAATCGAATCAACGGTCAGTGGTTCTGTCAGTGTATTAACAAGTCCATCGTTAGTAACATCACGTTGGAGAAATGGAAGTGTGCAGGGATATACAACGGAATCGGTTGATAAACGTTTCTACTATGGGTGGAACTTTGCAGATAACGAAGGAACAAACCCTTCATACTTAGGACCAATCCCAAACCCCGAAAATCCAGTAGATGTTCCAGATTCATCGTTTACATTAGAAACATTGTATGAAGTACCAAGTGGTTCGTCATTACAATTCTCCGCATCAATATCATTGGACAACGATAGTTTGGCATACCGTAAGTTCTCGGTACCATTCCAAGGTGGATTTGATGGCTTAAATCCAGCACGTGATATTAAGATGGGCGGTGACATCGTTGCAACCAACTCACAAGGATTTAATCTTGCAAATGCAGCATCACCGGGCTCAAAAGCTTATAAGAAAGCATTACAAGCATTGAGTAATCAAGATCAATGGGATTTCAATCTCTTGATATTGCCTGGTGTTATCTATGACTTCCACTCGTATGTAGCTGATACTGCATTAAGTTTGTGTGAGGACCGTGGTGATTGCTTCTATATCATGGATACTACTGGATTGAATGCAACTATTGCAAGTGCAACTGCAAAGGCGGGGGAAATTGATAGTAATTATGCAGCAACGTATTACCCATGGTTGAGAGTGATTGATACAAATACCAACAAGTTAATTTGGGTACCACCTTCAGTCATCCTTCCAGAAATCTACGCATACAATGACAATATTGCCGCAGAATGGTTTGCACCGGCAGGTTTGAATCGTGGTGGTATTGCAAGTGCAGTGGGTGTGAAGGTACGCCTTCCACAAACAAGTAGAGATACGTTGTATGAAGGAAAGGTCAACCCAATTGCACAGTTCCCTGGACAAGGCATCTGTGTGTGGGGTCAAAAGACCTTACAACGCCGTGCATCGGCACTTGACCGTGTAAATGTCCGTCGTTTGTTAATTGCCGTGAAGAAATATATTGCAAGTGTTTCACGTTATCTCGTCTTCGAACAAAACGTTGAAGCCACACGCAATCGTTTCTTGAACATTGTCAATCCATATTTGGCAAGTGTCCAAGAACGTAGTGGATTGTATGCATTCCGTGTAATTATGGATGAAACCAACAATACGCCGGATATCATTGATAGAAATATCCTCTACGGACAACTCTATCTCCAGCCAACAAGAACAGCAGAATTCATTATCCTTGATTTCAATGTTCTTCCAACTGGTGCAACCTTCCCAACTGCATAATATGAATCTGTGGGGGAGATTAATCCCTCCCCCACATTTTTATAATATCTTATATTTATAGTTAAGAATCCTTTCGGAGAATATACATGGCAAATTTAGTAAGTGAACAAGAGCTGTTTTTCACAGCGTTTGAACCAAAGATGAAGAATCGTTTCATCCTATATGTGGATGGAATTCCTTCATACATTGTGAAAAAAGTTGCACGTCCTTCAATAAAGCAAGATTCTAAGCCAATTGACCATATCAACGTACAACGATATGTGAAGGGCAAGACTACATGGGGTGCAATGCAGTTAGAACTTTATGATCCAATTGTACCTTCGGGTGCTCAAGCAGTTATGGAATGGGTACGTCTTCACCACGAATCGGTCACGGGTCGTGACGGATACCTTGAATTCTATAAGAAGGATTTAACATTGAATATCCTTGGACCGGTTGGTGATAAGGTTGAAGAATGGATTATCAAGGGAGCGCAGATTACTGAAGTAAGTTTCGGTGATTTGGATTGGAGTACGGATGAAGTGATGTCTTTCACACTCACTGTACAGCCTGATTATTGTGTGTTGAATTTTTAATTCAGTGTACGATAGATTTACAATAAAACTCCTTCGTATCAACGGGGGAGTTTTGTTATTATAACCTCAATAAAATCATCATATTACCTATCAATTTGATATTTATACAAGACGGGCCTTATATTGAGAGATGAATATGGCAGAACCTACAAAATTTGAATTTGGTCAAGGGGAAACGTTTAAAGTACACGTTCGATTAAAAAACCAAAATCAAAATAACACGCCAATTGATATTACTAATTACACGTTTACTGGCCAGGTACGTGAAAATTATAGTACCGAGGAAGTTGCTGCAACTTTTACATTTTCAAAAAATCTACCGTATTCATCGGGAAGTGTGTTTGTAGAACTAACACCCTCCGATACAATAAACTTAACACAACGGCAATATGTGTATGATATATATGCCACCTCCACTTCACCGGTATCCGTTACACGTAGAATATTAGAAGGTACACTTATAGTAAGACCTGCGGTAACGAGATAATATATGTCAGGTTCATTGGATACTAGTGATATTTTGGTAGTGATAGACACAGGAGATAATTTAAGTGTAAATTTACAACCACCTGACCAATATGCAGTATCTATAACGGCAGGCGACACGTATGTGGTAAACTTGGATTTACCGAGCACAATTGTTTCGACACAAGCCGACTCATTCTACAGAGTTGCAGATTTTGCAGTCACGGCAAGTTATATATCCGGTGCTAGTAATTCTTGGGATGGATTGTTAGGAAAACCCGAAGGATTAATTTCCTCTTCAACACAAGTAAATTATACACAACTACAAAATATTCCTGTAGGAATTATATCTAGTTCTACGCAGGTTAACTACACGGATATACAGAATAAACCTACATTAATTGCATCTGCATCATATGCACAGAATGCAGTAAGTGCTTCCTTTGCGTTAACTGCATCGTATGTTAGTGGTTCTGTTAGTTCGTGGGACACTCTCACGAACAAGCCACCGGGATTGGTGTCGTCTTCCGTACAAGCATTGGGATGGACTGTTGAGTCTGCATCGTTTGCAAGTAAAGTACGAGGAGTAGTAGAAACATCGCAGTTATCGGTATTAACAAATGCCCCAACGACTGCAACAGTAATATCATCGTCGGTGAAGTCAGGAATATTTGCAGCAACAGAAATTATAGACCCTCCGTTTTCCTCAATTCAGCACAGTGGTGTGTCAGTTGAATATGTTGCACAACGAACTGGGGCATTACGAGCAGGGGCATTATATGCTACTTGGAGTGGAAGTAGTATATCATACACCGATGTATCGAATACTGGTGTGGGGGATACGAGTGATTTATCATTTAATTTCATACGAGTGGGAGATAACATTTTATTAAGAGCATATAGTGCGGGATTAGGTTCGGGTGCATGGACTATACAATGTTTATTTAAAATGTTTTCCAATGTAACCTGATATTTATATATAAACTATT